CACCACCATGTCAGAAGCATTTACCGAACACGAAGGGGACCTTACTTCAACCACTCAAACCCTCGACCACGCTATCGATGCGCATCACGCGCAAAACGAGCCAGATGACTCCACAACCGCCTCATCAGCGGCTGAGGAGCCATTGAACATACAGACATCCAGTATGGGGGGATTTACCTCATACGAAATAGCACATCGCTACTTCCCTGTCAGCGCGACGGCGCGACAGATAGTCACACGCTTTCTTCGGAATCCGACTGCCTCATACTATAAGTTAATTAAGAATTTATACGTAGGAGCCATGTCTACGGAAGTTTGGCTGCTGCCCAGGCATTTAGAAGACTTCAACCCTGAGACTTACAGCTTCGAAGAGCAACCAGACATCGACGAAAACGAAGACGAAGACTTCACCACGATTGGGCCACGCGTAGCTCTGCTGCAAAAAGTCAAGACTTTAGTTCGACCATGCTTTGTGGACTACACTAACATACGTGGCCCTACGCTTGCTCTCGAGCCTTCAGTCATTACTGAACAGGTTGGCGCGGAGTCGATCTTGGTCTCTAAACTCTTCCATGAGCGATCTCGTCAGATAATCGCCAAGGTCGGAGCCACTTCAGAGGCTATCTCAGTTCTGAATAGTGCACTAAACCATGGAGTAGGAACTTCATTGGCTGGGCCACTCTGCACTCTCTTGACTGCCTTCGCTACTAATCTCGACTCACTAAGTCAGATGCATAATAGTGAATACGTAGCTCCTTTGAAGATCGTCTGTCACAGAGACACCTTCCAGAGCAGCTGGCGTAGTCAGGCGTCTTTTTCAATATGGATTTCATCCGGATGGTTCACCACAACACAGAGCCATTATATTGAACTGACCGATGAGCTGCTCCATAAACCAGACCAGGCTGCGCTTTGGTTGTTCGCACTAACACTGCGACGTGTGGCGTTCCACACACTGCATCTGTACAACTGCCCGATAGAAGCGGAGTCGATCACAATCAGTGGATCAGGCGAGATAGAGGTTGTCGATGGAGAGTCGCAACCCAACTCTCAATCAGGAGCAGACGCCTCGGATTTAGAGGAAGAGTCACCTCTAGATAACGCATCGCAGCCCGATAGCGTTGATGAGCCAGAAGCAAGCGCAGAAGATGTGCTCTGGGCTGTCACATTAGCATCACGCCTTGCCTCACTTTATGGGCATGTAGATCATCCGTTGGATGTGCCTGTTATGGAACGAGCACTCGGACAAGTGCTGCGCTGGGCTCAACACCTAGTTGCTGGATCTGGAAGCATGACAGCAGCTTACAAGCTAATGGCTTTAACCAGCTACACGAAGTTCTCTGAATGCGAGAGTGACGAAGGTAAGAAGTGTCCTAACATACATCTGAACTGCTTCAATGCGACACCTGGCTCGACCATTGCTGAGTGTGGGCCGGTCAATCCGTTAGTGTTATGGGCTTACATGAACAAGATG